ACAGGCGGGGCGCTCGGAGGGATCAAGGGAGACAAAGGTAAAGCACTCGGCCCTCTGCAAATCCACCGTTCCTATCACGCAGACTCGCGTGTCGGTGGCGAGTATTCGCGGTGCGCCGATCTGGAATACTCAAAGCGCGTCGTTACGTCTTACCTCAAACGCTACGCTCCCGCAGCGTGGGAGTCGGGGGACGTTGCGACGCTCGCACGAATTCACAACGGTGGCCCGAAAGGGAACATCAAACCAGCAACCAAATCCTACTCGCAAAAAGTCATGCGGGTTCTAAAAAAATGATAACATCCAAACAAAATTCAGAGCATCGAGCTTTAACTTATTTTTTGATCGAGGAAGGTCTACCTATCCTGCGCGTTCAAAAGTATTTCTTAAAATATGACAAGGCACTTCGCGAATCTCGCGGACTAAATTGCATAGTAACTAATGCTTCGTGGCTACGCAGGAGAGGGATGAACTTAGAAATCCAAACCAAAACAAAATCAAAAGGTGCTGAGATTGTGGCGGGTGTTCTCATCAATGGTATTTCGCTTGAGGCTTGTTAATTTTATGACCGACGAACAATATCAGACGCTCCTCAACGAGCTTAAATCAATCCGCGAGGCGCTCACCGCAACTCGCTCGACGACTCCGGCTCCTGCCGCATCGCGCACGCTCACAGGCAAGACAGGCGAGGACATTCCTCAACCTACTTTCGCGGTCGAGCAGCCCGAATTGGTCACCGTGCATTTTGGTAAGAATGCTGGAGTCGAGATCGGCAAGCTCTCCGAGAAATCACTCGGCTGGTATTGCCTAGAGCCAGAGCCTCGCATCGGTAACAATGGGAAACCATTCCCGCCCCGCGAGGCCGATGTCAATCTCCGCAACGCTGCGCGACTCCTCTGGCACGAGCGTCGCGGGACACTCAAGGCTAACTTGTTTGAGGCGCAACCTAAACCTACCGCGCCGACCGAAGCGCAACTCGATGCAGAATTAAACGAGTCGGTTCCGTTTTAATAATTTGGTAAACAAAAAACCCCTCCCGCTTATTTAAGGCGAGAGGGGAAACAACGAAAACAAATCAGGATCAACTAACATGGAAACTCTAGATGTAAAAAATGAGGTCGCAGTGGCAAAGCCAACTGCTCAAATCAAAGCTCCGATCGCCTTTGGCGGTCAGGGCGTTCAACTCGCCTCGCTCGATGAGGCTTACAGATTCGCTAACGCGGTCGTGGCTTCTGGCTTCGCACCGCGTGGCATGGAGAAACCCGAATCGGTTCTCATAGCAATCCAACTCGGCATGGAGTTGGGAATGACGCCGATGTCGGCGTTGCAAAATACTGCGGTCATCAACGGTCGTCCTGCGATCTACGGTGACGCTGCGCTCGCCCTCGTTCGCGCCAGCGGTCAACTGGTAAGCTACTCCGAGAAGGAGATCGGCGAGGCCGGTAAAGACTCGCAAGGCTGGACGGTGACCGTTCAACGTAACGGCTTCGACGCGGCTTCGGAAACCTTCACAGTCGCCGATGCAAAGTCTGCCAAGCTCTGGGGCAAGTCTGGGCCGTGGACGGATTACCCTAGAAGGATGTTAAAGTTCCGCGCACGCGGCTTCCTACTTCGCGATCAGTTCGGCGACATCCTCAAGGGTCTCCGCACGGTCGAGGAATCTCGCGACATTCCAGTCGAGCGCAACGTCACTCCGTTAAGCGAGAAGGTCGCTGGCGGTCTTAGCGCGGCGGTCAACGAGGAGGGCGCGAAATGAAAAACGACAACGAAATTAAACGTGACGCAATTATTGAAAGCACCATCGCACAGGTTCGCGAGTTGCTGGAGAAACACTTTCGCTCGATCTGCAAGAGCGCGGAGGATTCTTTCATCGACGACGACACGCTTGCGGAGCCGAAAGCAAAGGTCACGCTCGCCATCGAGTTCGACACGCTTTCATCTGCGCCGGAGATCAGCGTGAAGATCAGTTGGTCGGTGCGCTACAAGGACGAGAGCGCCGAAGAGATCGACCCGCTGCAAAGCAAGCTCGGTCTGCCCGACGTGGAGGATAAAGCATGAGCGAGACGATCCAAGAATATCACGCGCACCGTGCTGTGTCTCATTCCAAGTTGGAGTGCTACCGTCGGCGTCCGCAAATGTATTATCGGCGTTATATCAGCGGTGCGGTTCCGGCACCAGAGGCAACGCTCGCGAACAAGATCGGCAGCGCGGTTCACTGCGCCGTCCTAGAGCAAGATCAATTCGGGTGGCGATACATCGTCAAGCCGGAAATCGACCGTCGCACGAAAGAGGGTAAGATTGAGTTCGCCGCGTTTGAGGCGCAGCACGCTGGTAAGACCATGCTCAGCGCCGAGGACATGGCCGACTGCGACAAGATGTATTCGGCAATCAACGAGCATAAGCTCGCCTCGATCTTACTCAGCGGAGGAAAGAGCGAGCAGACGTGGCGCGTGCCGCAAAACAATGCGCTCGTCGCTTTGCAATGTCGCACGGATTACTACAACGAGACCGGCTGCGAATTTTCGCTGGGTCGACCTTACGTTGTCGACCTCAAGACGGTCGAGAGTTTAGACAGCGATGCGTTTCGCAACTTCGAGCGAGCGTGCTTCGGCTACGGTTACCATCGACAGGCGGGGTTCTATTTGCCTCTGATCACCGAGGTCACGCAGCAGCCGGTGTTCGACTTCTTCTTTGTTGCGGTCGAGAAGTGCGAACCGTTCGGGGTAGCAGTCTATAAACTTACCGACGAGGCAATCGGTCGCGGACAGGATGAGACCATCGAGGATTTAATTCGTCTCCGCAAATCATACTCGGAGAACAGTTGGCCGAATATCGACGAGGGTTTGATCGAGATCAAGTTGCCGAAGTGGTATGGGATGAATAAGGAGGGCGGCAAATGAGCGACCACATAAATACAGAAGTCGGATTTAATTGGGGGTCAGCAAAGATCGAGCGATGCTGCTCCTGTCCTAAATCAGGTTGGATTGATTTAACTGTTACAACTCCACGAGACGAGGTTCATGTTTATGTTACGAAAACAGGAAAGGTTCGCGTGTATAATAAAAAAGGGGAAATGTTAGCATGAACCTATTCGAGCAAAGCGTGCTTCCGCTTTATGAAGCAACTCGAACCGAGTGGCTGGAACAAGCTCGCTCGGCAGCATACACCATCGGCTGCAACGGCGGCACGGTTACGATCAACGACGTGCGCCGCGTTTGTCCACCGCCGGTCGAGGTCGATCCGCGAGTGATGGGCGCGGTATTCCTTCGCAAGCTCTGGCGCAAGGTCGGTTACTCAAACTCAAGCCGGAGCGAATCGCACGGCAGACCAGTAGCAATCTTTGAACTCAAATGAAAAAAACAAAACGAAACAGAATTCAGCAGCAGCAGGTCGATGCGGAAATCTACGCACGACTTGACCGATTCCACTCACCGCGAGAGATCGCGTTTGCACTCGGCGTATGCGACAAAGTAATTCACTCGCGCCTCATCAAGAAATACGTTAAGGCGTATATCACTACCGAAGAGATCGAGCATCTCATGTTAAGGAGATTACAGAAATGATCACATTAGAAATCTTCGGAGAACCGAAAGCGCAGCCGAGGGCAAGAGCCTACGCGATGAAATTCGGCAATAAATACTCGGCGCGAATGTATGACAGCGACACGGCTGACGCTTGGAAGGCGGCGGTCGATGCTGCGCTTAAGGAAACAATCGACGAGGCGATTGAAGAACTGGGCGAGAAAATGGTGGTCGGCTCGGCAACGACAGCGTTCAACGTCGCGATGGTTTTTGATTTCAATCGACCGAAATCGCATTTAAGCAAAAGCGGGAAGCTGAACTCGAAAGCACCTGTCGCGAAAATAAGTAAGCCGGACTGCGATAACCTCGCTAAGCTAATCCTCGACCGCGTAACTCGATGCGGTAAGATTTGGCGCGACGACTCGCAGGTGGTCACGCTGCTGATCTCGAAAAGATTTGTGATCGGCAAATCCTCGGTGCTGATGGTTATTAAGGAGGTCGAGGCGTGAACCTGATAAATAAACCCATAAAACTTATCACGTTAGAAAAACGTGTAAAGAAATCAGCACGCTGAGTAAATTAACTCCTCGTAAGGTATAAAGGCAAAACAACCCCTAAAGGTAGTAAACGAAACATGAAAATAATAATCAAAAAACTATGGTCTGATCTGATGGCAGCACTCGGTTGGAAAAAAGGCTGGAAATGAACTGGCTTAACCTCGAAACTAAATTCATCCGCGCCGAAGAATATGTGGGCTGCGAACCGATCGCACGCGCAACTTGGCTAAACGTGATTGTTTATTGCGCGGAACAGGAAAACGGTGGTCGCATCCGTAATTGCGAAATGTGGCGAGACCGGCAATGGCAGCAAACCTGCGGCGTCACGGTCGAGGAAATAAACAAGGCGTCACCGTTACTCCATTGGGACGGCGACGATCTTTTGATCTGGAACTATCCCGCTGATAAAGAAAGAGAAGTGCGAGACAGACGCGAGGCTTCCGCACGAGGTGGACGTGCCAAAACGCAGGTCAAAATCGACGCTGCAAAAACCAATGGGGCCAAGTCAAATGACGTTCACTTGGGGGTCGAACCCAAGTCAAACGAGTTCCACTTGGGGGTGGAGGCCCAACGGAAGGAGAAGGAGAAGGAGAAGGAGAAGAGAAAGGGGTGTGGGGAAAACGGTGACGCGGAATCGTCGGCCAAGCCGTCGACCGCTTCGGCTGTCGATTCGATTTGGCTAGGCTCGTTGACGACCGACCCAGCTTTCAGCGGCATCGACGTGGCACGCGAGATCGCCAAGGCGAGGCTTTGGGCTGACACGCGGCGACGTAAGTTCTCGCGGAGGTTCTGTTTGAACTGGCTGAACAAGGTCGAGAAGCCGATGACCAGCGCGTTCGTCTCGACGTTCCGGCCATCGCCAGCAGCTAGATCGACCGAGATCGTGGGCTGGAAGCAGGTCTTGGATCGAGAATACCCCGACAGCGTCTACTCAGCCGGAGGCGAGAAAGAGGCGAGGACGTGGGCTGAGTTGCCTATCGAGGCGCAGCGGCTCATCGAAGGGAGGGTCGCAACATGAGCATCGAAGAACGACGCGAGGCCGGAGACATGAACGCGGTGACGCACGATCCTTGGCATCACGTTCCGTTAACGCGGCAAGCGAAATACATCTGGCAGCAGTTTTATCCGCGCACGCGCTGGCGAGAAGGCGTTCACAAGATCATCCGCGACCTAATCGCGGGTCGAATCAACGCACGCAACGCACGCGGCGGCGGTCACCGTTGTAAAAAAAGATTGCAAATCATTCTGGCGTCGAGCAGAAGGCAAATAGATGCAAAGAAAGTTAAATGATTTGTTTTTACGTTTGTGCGAATCGAAAAGCGATATCGCAGAGCATCTGCCGGTGCTTGGATTTCTTGCAACGCAGTGCGATCAGGTCACCGAGTTCGGTGTGCGGACTGGTCACAGCACCGTAGCTTTTCTCAACGCGCTTGAGCAGAATAAAAACGCGACGCTGAGAAGTTACGATCTGAATGATCCGCATGGCGTGCATAACGCTTTTGCACCGAACACGACTGTTGATTGGAAATTCACGCACGCAAGCACGCTCGATATTCCTGCGATTGATGAAACGGATTTTTTGTTCATCGACACGCAGCACACCTACGCGCAGGTCACGCAAGAGTTGCGACTGCACGGAGATCGAGCGCGTAAGTGGATTGGATTCCACGACACGCACACGTTCGGTGAACGCGGCGAGGATGGCGGCATGGGAATCGTGCAAGCGATCACGGACTGGCTCACGGCGCATTCCGAATGGCGCTTGGTTTACACGACTAACCGAAACAACGGCATGATGCTCATCGAGCGATACTCAGCAACTTTGTGAAACAAGAAACCAAACCAAAAAACATAAGCCAGCACGCTTGGAAAAAGCATCAGCGACTCACGTCGTCGATCAAGGCTGGCAGACCGCAGAAAAACAAAACATGGAAACTAAACACGTTAGCGAGTTGAAGGAATTGAATGCGCTCAGGTTCGTCAGCAAAGCGAATCGAGCGATCACGACGCTTGAGGTGCAGCGTAAGTTAGTCGTAAGGGAATACTCCGAGCGCGTTAAGAAAGTCAAAGCAGTGATTCTTATGATCCAGCAGCGCGATTCGATGGGTCAACTGGCGCTCACCGGCATGGACGACATCGAGATTAGCGACGATCTCAAGCAGCTTATTTACGATCCAACGCACGGACTAATTTGATCACCTACACGATCAACAGCGTGCCGGTTGCACGCATGAGCTACGATGGCGCAAGCGAGGCCGCGACGGTCACGAGCGAGGTGTTCGCTAGGCTCATCGAGATGGATGAGATCAAGTTGAACTCAGGCGCTGATCTGTGTCGGAGGTTAGCGACGCTGGCCGACCTATCACCCTACGCTTTCAAGCTGGCGACTGAGCTTGGATCAGGTCAGACGGCTGGGGTAATGGAATCGTATGAGAGGCTGGCTAAGGAGCGAGGCATCACTAGGCAGGCGATGCACTGGCAGTTCGGTCAGGAGGTCAAAAGAATCGGCTTCGTGTTCCCTGAGTTGGCCGCGTTGTTGAGCGAGTATCGGGAGATGAGCGAGCATCACGAGGACAAGATGTCCTCAGCAGACCAACTTAGGTCGATCAGCGAGGGCAAGGCGTGAGCATCCTAGGCGCGTTAAACCAGCCCAGCGTCTGGAGAGGCTCGCTAATCGTCGGATGGCCTAGAATCGAAGCCGTTGGCGTTTCTGATGGGGTCGAGGTCAGGGCGACGGAACGAGGCTTAAACGCTAGGGGTAAAATCCGAAGGGTAGGTGTTTTTGGCGCTTGCGTAAGCCTATGGGGGAGGGGGGGTAAGGAATCTTTTTACAATTTTTACACGTCGGGGGTTACGAGACCTCGTCCCGTTTTCTAGCTAATTTCAAACGACCTAAATTTACAAATGCAAATCGACCGCATAAAAATATCCGACCTCTCGCTCGATCCGGCTAACGTGCGAAAGCACGACCGTAAAAACCTCGACGCGATCAAAGCCAGCCTCCGCAAGTTCGGTCAGCAGAAACCAATCGTCGTGGACGCGAAGGGAATCGTGATCGCTGGAAACGGAACGATGACGGCGGCGCAGGAACTAGGCTGGACGGAGATTGCGGCGGTGCGAACGGCGCTCATTGGTGTCGAGGCTACTGCGTTTGCGATTGCAGATAATCGGAGCGCGGAACTTGCGGAGTGGAGCGACGATCTTGCAGGCGTCTTAAAGTCGCTTGCGGATGCCAATGTTGATTTAGAAGAGCTTGGATTTGCTCAAGACGATTTAGAAAAAATATCAAAAGACTTTGCTGTGATTACGGAGGACGAAGTGCCGGAAACGCCGGTCGATCCGATCACTAAGACGGGCGACCTCTGGATTCTTGGAGAGCATCGCGTGATGTGCGGCGACTCGACAAAGGTTGATGACGTGGCGAGGTTGATGAACGGGCAAGATATCGGCGCAATACACGCCGACCCTCCTTATGGCATGAACGTGGACACACACTTTGACGGCATGTTTCTCGCCGACCCTTCGCACCGCAAAACAGGCGCTAGGTTCAATGCGGTTATTGGCGACGAATCAACAGGCGTGGCGATCGCCGCAATGCAGACGACTCCTCATTGCGAATCACAATTTTGGTGGGGTGCAGATTATTATAGGCACGGGTTGCCAGACGGCGGCGGTTGGTTCGTGTGGGACAAGCGTTGGAACGACGCGGGCATGAATCTTGACAGTGTTGCAGGGAATTGTTTTGAACTTTGCTGGTCAAAACATGCACACAAACGCCGCGTGTTTAGAATAACTTGGTCTGGGCATCACGGAATGCAAGGCGCAGACACAAAAAGCCGTGTTCATCCTAATCAAAAGCCGGTTCAGCTTGTTGTCGAATTGCTATCCCTTGTTGGTGGGATTGTCTACGACCCATTCCTAGGCTCCGGCACAACGCTCATCGCTGCTGAGCAACTGGGCCGCAAGTGTTACGGCATGGAAATCAGTCCAGCCTACTGCGACGTGATCGTGCAACGCTGGGAAAATCTTACAGGCAAAAAAGCCGTGCTTGAAAATCGGATTACATGACCAACACCCCGCAATCACCCGCAGAAATCCTAGCACGCGCCAACGTCGCTAACATCGCGACAAAACTTAAGGCTGGCAAGACGCTGACTGGTTCTGAGCGCAAGGCGCTCAACGAATATCAGAACGAGAAATCTGACGGCTGGGTTAAAGATTTAAGCACACTCGCAAGGGAACTCGGTCTAACGCGGCAAGCGATCTACGACGCACGGAATCGGTTTGCGAACGCTCCGGCAAAGCACGAGGACGGCAAGCGTGAGAATTTAGCGGCATGGCAAAAGTTTTGCGGCGAGAATCTGATCGGCAAGGACGTTGCGACTAAGACCCTCGCTGAACTCAAAGCGCAAATGATGCGCCGCGACATCGAGATTCGTGATCTTAAGATCGCACGCGAACGTGCAGAGGTCGTCGAAACCGAGGTCGTCCGAGCGATGCTCAAAACGCTGGCGCATAAAATGGATATGCTGCTGCGACTCAAACTTGAGGTCGAATCCGGCCAGCGTTTTCTTGGCAAGAACGCGGCAGAGATTTGCGCGGAAGGTCGCTTGATGCACGACGAGATTCGGGAGGTGCTGGCAAATAACATCGCGAACTTTGAGACGGAGGCGATCAAGGAAACGAATGACGATGGCGACCTCGATGAGCTATAAAAAACAAACTGCGCTGCTCTCCGATTTCATATTTACGGAGCGCGACAGTTCGACGATCTATGACTGGGCGAAGCGACACATCATCCTGCCGGAGTCTTACGCGACCGCTGGCCCATTCAACGTGCGGATCACGCCGTGGCTCATCCCGATCTTCGACGCGCTGCAAGACCCGCTGATCCGGCGTGTCCACTTCCGCAAGGCGGTGCAGATCGGCGGCACGCTTGTCGCTGACATCTGGATACCGTGGCTGATCGCTAACGACGCAGGGCCGATCTCGTGGACGATGCAGACCGACGAGATGATCGAGAAGCACGCGAAGTCTCGACTCAATCCGTTACTCGAAAGGTGCAAGCCGGTTGCAAGATTACTGCCGCGAGTTGGGCCGATGCGAACGACGACCGACATTTATTTCGGTGGTTTCTTTCTAACCATGAACACGGCGAACCTTTCGACTCAGCAATCGCAGTCGATCCGTTACAAGGTCAACGACGAGATTTGGTTACCGAAATGGCAAGAAGTCTACGGTCACGCGATCGCTCGCGTCAGTAAATTCGAGGAGGTCGGGCGCTCCAAGATTTACAACGTGTCACAAGCGCCGGTCATGGACGCGGAGACAGGCAACGTCGAGGACGTAAGCTACCGCACAGGCAACCAGCAGGAATGGCACGCGCTTTGTCCAGAGTGCAAGCAACCGCATCCGATTATCTTCGATCAGCCTCCGCTGGTGAAGGACGGTCGGCGAGGTGGCGTGGTCTGGGATCGCACCGCGCAGCGCGATGACGAAACTTGGGATGTCAAAAAGGCGGCAGACTCGGCTAGGTTCCGTTGCATCAACTGCGGTCACGAACAGCCGGATACGGACATGACAAGAGCGCACTGGCGTAATACAGGTCATTACATTTCGCAGCGTAAGGACGCACCGAAGGAGGTCGTGAGCTTTAGGATCGAGGCGCTGGTCACGCGACCAATGCAGTTTCTGGTCGAGGAGTTCTGCGAGGCCGAAAACAATTACCTTCGCAACGGTGACGAGCGTATGAAGATTGAATTTAGAACCAAGCGCGAGGCGCGTCCGTGGATTGTTGAGCGCAAGGCGGTGAACATCCTGATCAAGTCAAGTGGCTACAAGGTCGAGGATTACGCGCAGGGTCAGCCGGTCGAGAATGAGACGATCCGCTTCATGGCAATCGACCGTCAGCAGGATCACTGGTGGGCTGAGATCGGGGCGTTCAGTTCGTCAACTGGGCCGCGCTACCGGCAACTATATTTCGGTCGGGTCGAGACTCGCGATCAACTGCGTGCTTTGCAAATACGATACAAGGTCGCGGATGCTTGCACGACGCAAGATCGTGGCTATCGACCGGCAGAGGTTGACCGCGATTGCGCTGAGTTCGGCTGGCGCGGGATGCGTGGTCACGGTCGCAAGACTTGGACGATGCGCGATGAGAACAGCGGGACGCTGATTAACTTCCCGCACTCCGAGCCACGCATCAGCGACTATCGAGGCGGTGACGTTTACTACTATGACTGGTCGGGCGATTATTTTAAGGACGTTTTACAGATCGCGCTGGAAGGAAAAGGCGACCTGCGCTGGGAATTGCCGGACGATGTGAACGCGCTTTACCTAGAACACTTGCGCGGCGAGTCGAAGATTGAGATTAGGACAGGCGTGTTTGAATGGCGTGAGGTAAAAAGCAACGCACCTAATCATGGACTTGATACTTCTGGAATGATGCTTTGTATGGCAACAATCGCTGGTATTATTAGATTTACGCCGAGCAAATCCCAATATGAATGAAAAGCAAAAGCAGGGTCACACTAGAGAGGACGGCATGGTGTTCTGGTGTTATCAAAAAAAGATTGACTACGAATACTGGGTTTCAGCCGAGAAATTTGCAGAAATGCGAAAATTAAAGAACGATAGACTTAAGGCGTGGAGGGCAAAAAACAAAGACGCAATGAAGGTTTGGAGAAAAAACGATAGAGATAAAAATCTATTAAAAAGACGCGAACAAAGCCTTTCATGGCTCAAAAAGAATCCTATGAAAGCGGCTGAAAATATTAGGCGTTGGAAAGCTGCAAACAGGGATAAATGCACAGCAGTCGAAGAACTTAGGAGAGCCAGACAAATGAAAGCAGTTCCGACCGACTCATGGCGATCGGTCGTTGATGGTTTTTACAAGATTGCAAATCGAGTAAGTTATTGCACCGGCATCAGACACGCGGTCGATCACATCGTTCCTTTAGCTGCCGGAGGCTCTCATTGTCATCGCAATTTGCAGGTTTTGCCATTTTCACTTAATAGCAGGAAAGGAGCTAAAATTGATTTCAAATTGCCGGACTGCTATCGCAAGGATGGTCGTTTTACACCATCAACAGTATCTGTCTAATTTGACACGCCGTGCGTTATTGCATGGCACTCGACAATCCTTTCATCGGTATTGAGCAAGCGACTTTGCTCGCGTTAAAAACCAAAGTGGTCTCCGCAATCGAGGCTTGCTTGCTCAATCAGAGCTACTCGCTGAACGGTAAAAGCGTGTCGCGTGCCGACTTAGGTCGCCTCAATGAAATGTTAGGTCAGTTGCAGGGCGCTATTGACGAAGGCAACGGAAGCACCGATACAGTTACCTTCGCGAGCTTTAACGGTCTATAAAACATGGAAAACTTCGACGCTTCAAAAGTCCTGCAAAATCGTCCTTGGATTGAGCGTGCGCTGGATAATGTCGCGCCGCAATGGTCGTTGAAGCGTTTGGAGGCTCGCGTGAGCAAGGCGTTGTTTGAATATAACGCATCGCAAAGCTCGCGAATATACCAGCCCAAAACGATGGGCTTGCCTTCTGAGTCGAGCCAGACGCAGCGCAGTCGAATCGTCATGATGTGGGAAGCTCGCGATCTGGTCGAGAATCTGCCGGAGGCGCGGGAGGTCAGTCGCAAGTTTGGCAACTATTTAACGCCGCACGAGTATTCTCCGGCGACAGGTGACCGTGCTTACAACGCAACGATCAGCGAATACTTCCACGCTTGGTGCAAACGCGCTGATGTAACTGGTCGGCATTCGTTTAAGAAGCTCGTGCAGCTTGCAGCCGAAGAGCGACCAGTTGACGGCGATTGCGGATTCGTGATCCGGCGCGTAGGCGAGGAACTCAAGTTGCAACTCGTGCCAAGCACGCGCATTGGCAATCCAAACAATTCTGGACTTGATGCAGAAAACTATACCCAAGGAATTATCACAAATGAATATGGTCAACCGATTGCTTACCGCATTTTTAGAGTCGATAAAAACGGCGTTTACTTCGGCGCGGAAGATATTCCAGCGGCGCAGTTTTGCCATTACTTCGACCCTTTCCGAGTCGATCAGTATCGTGGAGTCACCGATTTCCACGCGGCCATCAGGACGGCGCGTAGCCTCTACGAAATCCTCGAAGCCGAAAAAGCGGGTGTCCGTTTCGCTTCGCAGCAAGCTGCTTTAATTTTCACAGATCGCGGCACGGCAAATCCTCGCAACTTATTTCAACCTACCCCCGCAAACACGCTGCCAAGTGGACAGCAGCAGAAGAATGAACTTAGCGAGGTCGGCACGATCCGTTATTTCGGTAACGCGGATAAGATCGAGGTCATGCCGTCGAGACCTTCGCAAGCGTTCGCTGGCTTTGTTCAGCACTTGATGCACGAGATCGCTCTCGGTGTCGGCGTGCCGGAAGGCGTTTTATTCGGAACGCAAGACTACAAAGGCCCAAGCGTTCGCGCAGAATTTGCGGCAGCGGATCGCGTGTTCACGCGGCATCAAGGCGTGCTAGTCGATAAGGTTCTTGATCCAATCAAGGACGCGGTGATTCTGGACGCGATTGCACGCAACGAGATCGCGCCACCGAAGTTGCTGGCTGGCGAGACTATGGTGCAAGCCTTGCGCCGCGCAACGATGGGCGAGTGGCGTTTCCCTGCAAAGCTCTCGATCGATGTCGGTCGCGAGTCTGCGGCGAACATGAACGAGAACCGGCAAGGCGCGAAGTCGCTGCAAGAGATCGCGGCTGAAGAAGGCACGGATGCTTTTGCGCGGCTTGAGCAGATCGCAATCGAGGCGAGCTTCGTTAAAGAACTTTCTACGAAATACGAAGTGCCGGAGACTTCGATCCGGCTTGTTACCAACTCACTGCCATCGACTCCGGCAGCGGCAGCGGCAGCGGGTGAGAACGTCGGTGCGGCAGCGGCAGACGCGCAGAACGCAAGCGCACAACAGAGTGAAAAACCAGTCGAGGTTACAACCACAGATACACCGGCTGAGTTACCGTTGCAGCCGTTTGAATCAGAACACGTCACGATAAACTTTGCCGACGGCACTTACATTCCGACAAACGCGATCGCAGAGAACGCAAGGCAAGCACTCAAGGTGCGTGATACTAAGCCAGCATCACAACGCGGCATGACCTCGGTCGGCTTGGCTCGCGCTCGCGATCTGATGAATAAGCGCCCTCAGTCCGAGGACACAGTGCGGCGCATGAAAGCGTTTTTTGACCGGCACGAGGCCGACAAGCAGGGCGAGACGTGGGACGAAAAAGGCAAGGGCTGGCAAGCGTGGAACGGCTGGGGTGGCGATGAAGGTTACGTCTGGGCGACCTCAATCGTAGAGCGATTGAACAAGCAAGCCGACGCGCAGAAAATCAATGCGGCATCCGCAGAGGTGCGTCAGACGTTCGCGGCAATCACAC